TAATGCCCTCAGCCAGTTTTGCTGCCTGAGCCATCTTGTTTGATGCCGTACCAGCCCTACGGGCCTCCACGGCTTCCTTCTGGGCAAGATAAGACTTCTGTGCGGCAGTCTGACCTACGTCCACAAGAGACATGAGAGGATTTTCGTTCAACTTGTTTTGGGCAGAATTCTTGGCGAACTTTGCAACTTCTTTTCTCCAATTAGTTGGACTGAATTCACGTGCACGCTTAATAACATCCGGATTACTTTTCTCCATATCCGTAAGCTTCTTGAGCATTTCCTCTCTATTGAGGATCATCACATCACGACCAAACTCTGAACGAATATTCTTCAGTTTGGCATCTTCGGCCTTTTTGGCTTCATCCATGCCCTCAAAAATCTTTGCAAACTCCTTTGGCGCATACTTGTATGCATCCTGCGGAGTGAACTGCTCATTTAACCCACGAAGACCCTGTTTCTGGAAAGGATCTTGTTCCAAACTTAAATCAAGCATTTTTGCACGAACAGCCTGCGATTCCTTTGCGAGATCGGAAACAAACCTTGACCATTCTTTGCTAGAAATCTTTCCACGAAGTTCCTTGTCGTTTTCAATCGACCAAGGTGCTTCACCAGCCTTAATACGGCTAGCCGCAATCGCCCTAGGCGAATTAGGGCCCTCAGCGGCCGCATACAACATCGTGGGCGCAAGACGCTCAAAAAGCTGTTCCTCAGTGAACTGTTGCTTGGGTGTATAGGTTCCGGTCAGCAAAGCGAGAACTGGGTCAAAGGCGGCGCTGGAGGGGTCGCCAAGCTTGTTTGCCTTAAACATTTGGGCAATTTGTGCTAAAACCTTTGGATCCATACCAAATACCTGATTCGTTACCCTTGGAACCCAATACCACCAAGGATTGACGCCAACTCATCAACCCCCTGCTGGAACTGCGCCTCCGTGGTATTTCCACCACCAGCCCTAATCGTCTGCTCAAGTTTCGTCAAAGCGCCACCAGCCCCAGAACCATTAGGAGGGGCAATGCCGGCCGCAATAAGAGCATCCACAATGGCCTGTCGCCTTGCTTCGGCAGCCTGTTCCTGATCAAACTGGGCTTGAGCAGTACGCTCAGCCAAAGCGGTCAAAGCATCCTGACGTGACCTAGCAGCCTGCGACTGGTAAGCCGCACGTTCCTGACCCAACTGGGTGCCAGCAAACGCACCAGCAGCCTTGGCTTCAGCCAAACGAGACAAATCAGCCTGACGAGACGCACTAGCAAGAAAGTCCGCAAGCGTATTGAATGCCCCAGCACCCTGCTGCCCAGCAAACTGTTCTGCCTGAATTTGTGCCGCCACTTCAGGTGCCGACACACCATACGCACCCAACATCTGGGCCATCTGATCCTGTGGAGCAGTAACCTGCTGTGTCAAACCAGCAAATGCGTTATTCGGGTTTTGGTTCAGGTAATCTGTGAGCGCATTGTATGCACCGGTTGTCAAACCGGATGCCGTGTCATATCCGGCACCAATGTTCTTTAAAACATCGCCATAAATCGATTCAATACCAGTCTTTGATGCGGCATCCATCTTGCCAATCCTTGCCAAAGCTGCGTCCACATCTCCACGGTACGAACCATTTTGAAGTTGCTGAATCATGAGATCGTACGAGCGTTGCTGACGTGCTTTTTCTTCAGCGTCCTGCGCTTTCTCATACTGCCACTTCTGCAATGCAAGCTTGTCAGATGCTGACAGTCCGCCGCCACCTGAACCTCCACCGCCAAGACCAAGTGCTCCAGCAATATCAATGTTCACATTTTGTGCAGGTCTCGTGTCAATTCCTTGACCCTGAAGATATGTTGCACGTTGTGCAGGATTTAAAACGTCAAGATTGGTTCCGTAAAGACCACGGTTCAGGATTGCGGAAGCACGGTCAGCCGTGCCACGGCGTGTGTCGGCAATTTGTGTAGCCGTCGGATCAACATATGAGGCAACGGGAATTGTATTATCCGTTGACGGTTGGGCAGTCGGAAACACTTTGATACGATTTGCTCTATATGCGCTACGACCTGGGGTTCTCTGGTTTTCTGCCATGTTATGCTCCTGCTCTCAAACGAAGAAGCGCCAAAGCGTCTTCTCGAATCTGACGTGCTTTGTCGGTTTCAAGATCCTGCAAATCCTGAGCGTACTGTGACCGCAACTGACGATTCTGCAACTCTGCTTGAGCAGCAGACATATCCAGTTCACGCTGCAAAGCAGAAGTATCTTCAACACGCCTGCGTGCATATTCTGCCATTGCCTTACGGAAAGCACCACTTTTAACCGATGGTGCCAATAGTCCACGACGACCGTAACCTGCTACAACCCGAGGGGCACCCTCGTTGTATTGGCGTTGCAAATCTGCAAGATTGCGTTGACCACGTTGCTGTGAAATAAACTGGTCATATACATTCATTGCCGACGGTGCGGCAATGTTCTGCATTGCAGCACGCCGACGTGCTTCAAATACGCTAGCGTCGTATGCCATAAACTGGCCTTTCTCGATTGTCATTTCGTCGCTTCATCTGTTCCTTAAGATCTTCAACTTCTTTGTTAAGTCTGGAAATTTCGGACACAAGCGAGGCAACAATGGCCCTAATCGCTCGAGCATCAGATGACTGCAAAGTCGTCAGGGCGGGGATTTGGAGTTCGTACATCATGAGAAAATCTGTGCACCCAATACAATTCCAGAGTCATCGCCACTAGCACCCAAAGATGAAATGACTGTCGGGTCAATCTTCAACTGCGTAATTGCCCCATCGGCAATTGAGTTTGTGGTAATGGCACCAGCCGTAAAATTGGTGCCATCCTGAAGATTGTCAACGAACAGTTTGACCGCTGTGAAGTTAGCATTGACCTCAGCAGCCTCAGCAATGTTTCCATTGGTAAATGTGTGTGGGATTGTAACAGCCATTAGCCACTGACCTTTCGTGCATTGAATTTGTAAGAAATGCTGTCAATGCCCCAATACTTTCCTGATGGGCCAGTGAACAACAATTGGACCGAGCGAGCCAACCCAAGGTTGGATCCACGCATAACCTGTGCCCCCTGGGCCATTACACCCCAGGAACCGTAACCCCATGCGCCAGCACCCCAAATCATTCCGGATGCCGAAGCAGGAATATTGATAACAAACGTTTTGCGTTCGTTGCCGACCGCTTCCTCAAAATTATGGTACACCTTTACGTTAAGCTGTGCGGTAGAATTAATCTGCTTAACAACAATGTCGGGTCTACGCCACATCTTCTTTTGAGAATATGTGCGACCATCAATCCAACCTGTGCGATAATAGGTTGAGAAACCGAGATTAGTTCCACCAATTCGGTCATTCACCTCGCTGTAAAGGTCAACTTCCATAACTCTTGGTTGTGTTGCATGAATGGCCAAAGCCCTAGGTACGCCAGTTGTATCTGTCCAGTCAACCCCACCTACTACAGCTTTGCCATCTGCTGTTGAATGCTTGACCCAAGCACCATTGTTGATCGAAGGGTCGTAAACAAAATTTACAGTCGCATCCGTAACGCTAGTGGTAACCGAATACGGCATCGCCAACCATACACGACGATTGATAAACGAAACAGAAATTTTGTCTGTTTCAGAATTGTTAACATGCCCTAACGGATAAATTGGTTTGATGTTGTCGGACAACTCAAGAATGTTTGTTCCATTATAGTAAAACAAACCCTGTGGATGCGAGTAAAAATAAACTCCTGTTTCAGCAACAGCCATATGATGGTGGCTTGCAACACCAAGTTTTGATGTTAATTCAACAACCTGAAAGTCTGTGCCATCGTAACCATACACAACATAAATGGCTCGTGGCTTAAACACCACAAGTTGACCAGCAACGGTAGCCATACCGGTAACACCGGTTCCGCCACCTTCAAAATCAATGTAGTCGTCCTGCATCCAATCTTCAGGCAGGTTTTCATGCGACCAACGAACACGATTCGGATAGGTCACAGAAGCCTCTGTCGTGTTAGCTGCAAACATCTTGTTGGCGTGAACAAGAAGATGCTCAGCCGTTGGCATCTTCCCACCAGTAGGAGTATTATATGCCTGCCAAGGGTTCGGGTTGACGCCAGAGGCAGTCAACGCTGTCGCATACGTATCAGTCGTCTTCCACTTGTATCCACCGTTGCCAGCAGTTCCCATGCACATGTACATCGTGTCACTCCATTGAGCCATACATGCACCATGGGACGACAAAGAAGTCACATCATTTCCAGCTGAATACTGAAGAGTCGTAAAGTTCCCACCAGTCGACTTATACACTTTGCTTGAAGCAGTCAACATGATTGTGGGCGTAGTTCCAGAAAAATTGTAAAGCCGTTCAGGGTTCCACGAACCAGTGTGAGAAATAGCTGTGCTATTTATCTCCCGTATTGCACCACGGGTAAACAAACCGCCACGTGGATCAATTTCCACATTAAGCATATCTGGCGACTCGTTCCGAGTCAGCTGGAATTGATCTGAACGTAGGTTCAGACCTCCAGTAAAATCATCGTAACGCTCTACGGATACTGCGCTCATTGTCCAAGAGTCGCCCCAAGCGTCTGCAACCAGCGACGCATAGTTGGATAACGCTTGCCACCGGACATAACAACAGGTTGTGCGCTTGAAGCTTTCATCAAGTCACGTCTAGCAAATGCGACTCCTTCTTCAAAGGAGCGCATGTACATCGCACTCAACTCTGCGTCTTCCTGACGCTGATAAACACGTGCCAAAACAAAATACGGGAGAATGGCATGGAACCATTCATCCAAATCAATATCGTCATCCGGACTGGTCAACCAGTCGTATGACGGGTTCCGGTATGCACGAATCAACAAAGTATAGGTTGTATCTGGTTTCGGCCACAGGTGGATCTGCTTTTCCCAAATTGAAAAGAAATACGGTCGGCTTGGTGTGTCGGTATTCCCGAGCCAAACCTCTTCCGCATTGTTATGGTCAATCAAAGTAAACCTAT